TTTAATCAACTCTGCCAACCAGTTATAATCAGTTACATTTAAGTAATTACTTCTCAGTTTGTAAGATGTTGAATGCTCTACAACGTACTTAGTTGCACCTGGGTTGATTCGATTATAGTCATCGTATGTTCGCATCGCAGTAGCACTTGAATTGTATCGCCATTTATTACCCTCATACTGCTTTGATTCTGTCTGCCTTGATTGTTTATTTACCAATCTAAAATGCATCGTATCATATCCTCCTAATTGATTCAGGAAGTGCAATGCAATCGGTGAGTAGTTAGGATTGCAAACAAGTTTCACCTTCGTTTCAGGACCAAATGAAGTACCATTATGCAATTTGATTCCGTATGCATAAGCAGTTGATGGTATAACTGTTGAGCCATACCAAGAATTAATACCCCCTGGCGATATATCAAGAAGGCTGAATGTATTCTGTGGGTCTGTTCCAGTAGTTACTGCACTCCCACTTGTAGTACCATCTTCATTATATAACTGAACAGATGGGTAAATGTTAGTGGTTACCCCTGATGCATTCA